ATCTGTTCTACTAGGGAAGTCGTCGGAACGACTATCAGAATATTTTGTTGCTTCTCAACGTAATATCTCACAAGAGAATATATCATCAAAGACTTTCCAGAAGCAGTTGGGGATATCAACAACTTTCTATTATGCTTTAGAGCGTCGTATACTCCCTCTACTTGGTACTCACGGGGAGAATACTTACAAATAGCATTCATATAATCTTTCACACCTTCCTTTGAGATGAAGTCATTGACCTCAAAAGGAAGACCATAAAATTTGTTATTTACAAATTCATAAGTATATTCGTGGTCTTTACAAAACTGTGTGAGTTTATCTAATAACCCAACATATATCTCACCATTCTGGGTATTAAATAAACGAATCTTTCCGTCCCAATACTTGTTACGGTATTGGGGCATAAACTTTGCACCTGGTACATCAAAGGTAAATTGGTCTGCTAATTCATAGTAGACGTGTGGTTCTGCTTTTACCTGAAGATATACTTCATTCTTTTTTGAAATAATCAAATGAGACATAACCCATAAGTATCACCTATGGGTATTTAGTTAGACCTCTAAACCTTTAATTTTAAAGAAGTTCTTTGCCGTTGGTCTAGGAGTTGGTTCAGTCTGTTGTGGCGGTCTTGGCATATTGGAGCCAAAAACAGGTTGTTGTTTCACTGGCATCCTAGATGGATTATTAGGATCTACACCGCGTCTTCTATTTTCACGGTCTCTTCTCCTCAAGTCTTTTAAAATATAATGTTGGGCCCACCCCTCTTGAAATTCTTTAAAAGTTTTCATTCGACTTTTATTTTTATTTATTAAAACCCTGCTTGGAACTGTTGCCAGTCAATTGCGTTCTTAATTTGATAAGTTCTGTTGGATATTGTCTTGATAATCTCTTCCAGGAACTTTAGTTCAGTATCATAGTATCGAATTTTCATATCAATTTTATTTAACTTCTCATCGGCGTCTAGGTGCCTCTGTAAGGCATCTTTCTCTCTAACTTTATACGGAAAAGGTTCCTCGGCATAGACCTCTGCAGACGCTTTCCCAGTGTAGTAATTGAAGCGTTCCAACTTGACTTTATTATACTGCTCTCTTGCTCTTTCTCGCAGTAAAGTAATCGTATTATATACCGTATAATACTTTGAATGTAATTGTGGAATCTTTAGAGACTCATCATGTAGATTATCGGGATCTATGACAGCATCTTTCTGCCACATCTCCTGAATTTTATCAAGGTCCATAAATGTATCAGGATGTTGTCAGTTCGTATATAGTATACTTGAAAGTGACCTCTGCTGTAAAGTATTGCACATCTGTAATAGTTGCATCAAACTCTAGAGAACTTAGAGAAACTGGAAATAAATCTTTGAATTTAACTTTTGCAACATCTCTAAAATTGCTATTCAAAACTCGAAGAGTTCCATCACTAAATGCTTCCTTTGGATCTCTTATACCAGTATCATCGGTTGTTAAATCTCTATATTGACTTGCTATTTCTGGAAATCCTAATCCAGTCAACCATTCATAAATTGCCATGTAATTTTCCATATTCTCATCAACCAGGAATCTTAAGGTGAGATCACCAAAAGTCAACTTTTCGCCAGGAACATCTATATCCTTCAGGTAAGAAGGTTGTACTGCTGTTGCCAGATTAATTTCTGGAATTCTGGATGTATTAGAAAAAAAATCTACCTTTGGATATTTTGCTAAGGTAAATTTAAATCCAGAAGCAGATAAAAAATTCCTGTTTGTTATTTGATTTGGAAAATTACATGCCATATCACTTCTTAACGATTAAGCTGTACCACTCTTCACTCATACCACTAATGATGTTTTCTGCACCTTCTCTTGTATTGGTGTATCCTTCATCGATAAGGTGTTCTACAACCTTTTCGTAGTGTTCGTGAATTAACTTTGCTTCTTTTGGTGTGGGCTTCATTTTTCAAAGTTTTACTGTACATATATTTAGATAAAAAAAGACCCCCTCTTGAGGGGGTCTGTAGAGTCCTGTGAAAAGAATCACATGAGGTTTTGGACCTGGACTCTTCTGTAGTAACGGTTGCCGTTGCGTGCCAGGCGACCAAGACCTTGCTGACCGTTGACGGTATCGCCTTCTGCAAATGGGTTTGCAACGATTCCGTAACGAGTCTTGAAGCCAATCTTGGGCTGGAAGGTGTCCTGACCAACCGCACGTACCATCTGCAGAGGTACATATGGGCAGTAGAAGAGACCTGCGTCATAAGGTGAAGAACCCTTATAACCGACAACGTAGTACTGACCACCATTAGCGCCAGGGTTGAAACCACCAGCATATGGGTCAATGTATACGCGATACTTACCTTGGAGGATACCAGCAAAGGTGTTGCCAGTGTCATCAACGTTCAGGTTAGCGTTGAGTGCAGGGGTGTAATCGAGAACACCAGCCATGGTCAGTGCTGAAGCAACGTCAGCAGAGCACATGATCATGTTGCCCTTTCCACGACGAGTTCTGGTTGCGATTGCGTTAGCGTCGCGCTCGATTTGGAAGATAAGACCCTTGAACTTCTCAACAGACCAACGACCGTTGGAGTCAACGTCGAGGTCGAATACACCGTTGTTAGCAACGTTGGTCTGTGCACCAGGCTCAGCAACGTTGTAGATGGTACGGATGACTTCGCGGTTGATTTCAGCGAGGATTTCAGTGCTGAGGATGTTTGCCAACTCAGCTTCTGCATTCAGACCGTGGATTGCTCTGAGGTCTTGTGCAAGTTCTAGTGAATATTCTGCTTTTAGTGCGCGTGACTTAGCAGTTGCAGTAAGCTTTTCAATCGAGAATGCCATCTCGTTGAAATAGTTGTCTGCAGCATCTCCAAGTGCTTCAGAAGCACCAGTCTCCATACCACCGCCAACGTTATACTGGCTTGCACCAGGAGCAGCGTTGTTTGCTTGGTTTGAAGCATCGAGGATTGAAGGATTGTTTCCACCTTGTGCCGTAGTTCCAAGACCAACGGTTCCATCGGTGAATCCACCTTCGAGATTGAGACCTTTGTTCTGACCAGAGAATGCCGAATCGACTTCGTTGTAGAAAGTCTCTGCGCCAGTCTGATTGTTATAACGTGAACGCATTGCAAAGATGAGTCCGGTAGGACCATTCATTGGCTGAACGCCACAAAGATCATAAGCGATCAGATTAGGCATTGAACGTCTGATTAGTGAGATCAGAACGGGATCAAAACCTGCAACAGGAGTTCCTGTTGTGTTTGAAGCACTACCACTAAATCCACCAGTTCCAGCGGAATTGGTTGGGCTTGCTTCGCTGAGGAATGCTCTTTCCTCACGCAATTCTTTCTCTTGGTTCTCTAGCAGGATAGCAGTTACCGCTCTACGATGTGAATCTTTGATTGGATCCATTCCTTGATAATCAAGGATTGGTGACCACTTCTCCTGCAGATATTCTGTATTGTACATCTGCATTTGAGTTAACCTCTTTAAAAAAGTTTTGTTTGACTTTATGATTTAAAAATCACTTTTTAGCGACTCTACTAAGAGTTTGAAGATAAGCATCCATTACTGAAGTTGCTGGAGTTGAAACTCCTGCTTCTTCCACAATTACTTCTTCATATAAACTCTCAGAATCATCTCTTTGAGCACTAGTGTTTACTGGGAAATATGATTCTCTCAGAGTAACTAGTTTCTCACGATAGCTCTCTTCACTATCAAACTCAACATTTTCGGCAAGAGAAGCGAGTTTGTCTTTTTGTGAGAGTGCAAGACCCTCAGCGACATCTGCAAAAATTACATCAGCAACTGACTCTGCTAATCTTCTATTCAGAGCAACATTTCTTTCAATTTGCTCGTTGAGTTTTTCTTCCATTTCATCAAGTTTATCTACCATACTCTCGATTACATCATATTTATCTTCAGGGATTGTTACATAATGATCTTCAAAAAGACTCTTCATTCCATTTAGGAATGATTCAGTCATTTCAGACTTGAGACCGTGCTCTACTGCAAGTGCATTTTCTTGAATCCACTCGTCAGCAACATACTCAAGGTATGAATCGACACGATCTACAAGTTCTTCTTTAATTGTTTCTACTTCTTCGATTAAAGCGTTTTGATAATTTTCTTCAAGCTGCTCTTTAATTTCATTTACCTTTGAATTAATTGCAGACTCAAAGATTAAACGTGCTCTTTCTTGAAACTCTTCAGAAAGATTTTCTCCTTCTAATAGAGCATTAACATCAGATTCAATATCGTATTCTAATACTTCTTCTTCCGTTACTTCTTCAGTTTCAATTTCTTCATCAACCAAATCCTCTTCAACAATCTCTTCTTCGGCAACAACTTCTTCAGAACTCTCTGTCTCTTCCTTTGCAGTTGCCATAGGCTCTGGTGCAGATGCCTTAGCGTTTACAACATCTCTAACTTGAGATAAAGTTGCGCCAGGAGTTTTGAGTGCAGAAGAATCGTCATCTGGACGATAGTTTTCTGGAGTAGGGCCACCTAGATCTTCCCATGAACCAGTTTGACCTGGAACCATAACTCCAGATGCATTCTGTGCGATATTTTGCATGGGTTCGGCAGGTGCTGCCCCTTTGGTTACTACGTTTTCCATTTCTTGTAAATTACTACCAACGGACATTGTTTTTAGATCTTATTTGTTATAATCTATATTTATTTATAATTTAAAGATTTGAAAGAAAAT